TTTCAACTAATATACTATACAACTGCCGTAAACTGGCAAGAAATAATTCCTAGGAAATGAGGACGATCTTCTAGTTCAACAGGGACCGGACCAGTAACGTCCATAACTCTTGGTGAAACACTAAAAGTGTCGGTGTAATTAGTCGCGTTGACTGAAGTAAGACCATCAATTACCGACTCACTAACAGCTGAAAGGGCTGCCGTACCAGCAGACTTAGGAACGTACACGTTGCACTGCACAACCCCGCTGTAATAATCAGAAGCTGCGCCTTGGTTTTGAAGAGTTGACTGGTTAAAAGTCACTCGCATTGCAACGTATTTTTTTGTCTTACCCGGAGTCGTAAACCGAACGTTGTCATAGACCATCGACACCGTGTTGTCTGCAGCCACTACTGCGTCGGTTACAGCTTTTTCAAAAGCAGCTCGGGCGTTTACAAGTGTCATCAGTTAGATCCCTCCATAATAGGATTGCCCTGATAGTCAGCAGCCATTTTGCCACCCATCTGAGTTTGCGGAGCAAATGACACACCTGCGTAAATACTGCCCAAACGGGGTTTTTCTTGAAAAGCGTTATCAACAATTTTTTTCATGTCTTGTATAAAAGCAAGAGGGCGTCCATCCTCTAACGCATACTGCGCGTAGGCAACTTGGTTTCCAATATAAACAGGGCCTTTTTTGTAATTAAAATCAGGAACCTTAAACCTCCTTTTGATTAGGCTCATATCCCCTTGAGGCATTGGCCCCCATTGAGTAGTCTTACCCGCACTGTTTGTAGTTTTTGTTTCGTAAGCGTCCCGCCATGGGCGCTTAGTTCGTCTAAACCGATCGCTATCTTTTATCGATTCTCTTTCAATCGGCCTGTTTTGCCTGGCCTTCCAGCTAGACGCAAAAAGCCCCGTATAGACAGGGCTGTGGGTGGGGGTTGAAAGCCCAGCTACAGCAGTTTGAATTAAGTTGTTGAAAGATCTGTCAAAATAGGCTTCATAGTCATTATCAAAATCATCTAAGTTGTGATTTTTTGATTTAGCCATCAGAACACCACCTCCAAAATAAACAGATACTCTTGATCACCCTTATAGGTGCGGATGTCCGTGATCTGAGCAACGCGATTGGATCCTGCATACTTCAGCGTTACCGTGTCTTCAAACGTTGGCTGGTTGTCTCCGATTAAATCAGGTGTGACATACAGCTTGGCCGTACGCTTTTCAGCCTCAGTCTCCTCTTCAGAACGCACAAACTCAACTGGTACGTCAAACGAATAAGCCGTATCCGTTGTCGTCAACGCTCCAGTGCTGGTGTTGTACGTCGGAGATGCCTTGCGGGTGTACGTGATCGTGTGGTCAAACGACTTGCCTAGATCGGCAACAACCGACTTAGCAACGCTCTTGAACAGACTGTCGAG